GCTTTCTTTACTTATTTTTAATGACCTAAAGCATTCAACGGAACTATCCAAGCATTAGGCCTATGGGATAGACATAGTTAATACATAAGTATCAATAGTAGATTTAATAACAAACCCAATACCGATACCGATAAAGATGCCCATTACTATATAACCTATTACTTCTGATTCTTGTATTTTTTTAATCATAACATTTGGTTCCTGTATAGAATCCCGCCTTTCGACTACCTACCTACTACTTATAAGTATACAGTCCAGAAGGAAACACTCAAACTATTTTTAACTATTTTTTAGCACAATACCAAGTACAGTAGTTTCCACCATTATACGTAATATCAGCCTTTATCTTCTTACATTTATCACATTTCATACTTCAATATACAACATATAGCTGAGAAAGTCAAGTACTTTCTTTGATGATAGTGGGAGTTGATGCCTCCCAGGCCTCAATCATCTTAGGTATCTTATATATAAAGGATAACGCTACTATAACTATTACAAGTAACATAAAAAGCTTTTCCTTGGTTTTCTCGTCTATCAGGTTATTCATTGACTGAGGCTCCTTTCTATTAAACTATAAGTATAATATATATCACGAAGTGATACAATAAAACTATCAAATCCTATACAGTTGCAGCTTACCTCGACATGCCAATGGGTCAGAGCTGGGTATACCCCTGCTTATTGCAGTGGTTCACGACTTAATGCTCCTGTTATGTCATTTTGTCATATATTGGGGAACTTGACGATTGGGGCTCTTAGTTATATTACTTACCCTACTTACCCAACTACCCCTATAGCCTTAGGTAAAAGCTTTTTTAGGTTAGTCCAGCTTGTTTTTGGGTGTAGCCAAGTATACGATATGACCGCTCCGCCGGGGGCCACTATACCAGACCCCCCATAATATACGAATAAAAGCATATACGGGTCAAGAGCTATTTTAATTATTCACGCACTGGGGGGTGCCTTATTGAGACTCATTATCATTAGAAGGCGGCCTATTGAGATTGAGACTCAGCAGCGGCCTGGCAGAACTAAAGCGACTAAGGCCACTGTAAGCGATATAGGGTTGGGTAAGTAATCTAAGGGAGCTTAGGGGGCTAAAAAGAGCATATACCCTAATTTACGACAATCCAGTGAGAAAGTCAAGAGCTTTCTTCAGAAATCCACGATTGCACGTCTTCTATAGAGATAGAGCCTGGGTCAATAGGTAGCTGCGAAGGGGGCTCGACAGCATCTACACCAAAGGCCTTGTGTATTTTAAGGCTTGACTTAGTTAATGGTCTACTTTTCATATTGGGCTCGACATCCTTCTTAAAAAGGAAATAACAGTTAAAGCATAATAACCTCAAATTGTCTATATGTCTATTAGTCTGGTCGTTATCTAAATAATCTAATAACATAGGGCCTTTTAAATCGTTTTCTCTCAGTCTATCCTCTCCACAATTGTTACACTTCTCTATCAGATACCCATGTTTAATAAGCTTTTCTTGTAACTTCCAATGTGGGTAGTTAGGATGTTCTCCGTCTAATAAATCTTTTATCTTCAGGCCCCATACAGGTACTGTATCGTGGGGTATACCTTTACCAGAAACAGGTACCCAGACTTCATATCTCTTAGCATACTTCTTAAATGTATTGAATGACACACCCACGTACTTAGAAGCCTGACGCATTGACAGAGTTTTCTCTATGGCGTCTTGGATAACTCCTTTAGGTACGGGCTTACTACGATATTTATTTTTTATAGGTACTTTTGACATTTTGACAGACTTTCTATATTAAAAACGATAGGCCTAAAACTTGACAAAAAGACACGTTTGTAGGACGCAATTTATTTCGTGGTATGATACTCTTCATACATATAAATATCAAGAGTGTCAAAAAGTGGGTTGTAGTGGGGAATTATGGTTAATAGAAAATAAAACTACTTAAAAAGGTGTGTCATACAGGACGCCCCTACTAATCTTGGGGAGTCGCCCAATCGTCATCACCGAACTCATTTATCTCTTGGCTCTCGTCAGGCCTCTTATAGCTTACATCAAATTCACGATAAATGCGTTTTATCAAGAGCTCACTAATTTTGTCTACTACTCCATCGTTATTCCATTGAGCCATTCGATGAGCCCCAAGATGACCATGAATTAATTCATATAAGGCTTCATAGATTTGAGATTTTTCCGTACCTTTCATATACATAAATATAATATATACTTAATTAGTGGATGTACTTGGATTCGAACCAACATCGTGTAGTGCACTACGTGACTCTCCCTACTATAGACTATTGAGATACATCCACTAAATGTAAATGGCCGATAGGCCCCCAACCATGAAATTTGATTACTTTGTATGAAAAATAGTTATTCGAAGTGGTTAGTACTACTACCCACATAAAATATAAGAACTTAATATAATAGACATACAGAACATCCATACATATACTATTATTTCATAAAACATTGATGTTTTTATATTAAAAATATCACTTAGAGTGACTAATGATTCTATACTTAATTATCAGAAATGGAGAGTGTCTACTCTTTAGTCCTGGACGTATAGAGCGTTTCCTCAATTCTCTGAGTACATGAATATCTTCCCATACGAAGTGAACCATACAATACTGAGTAAGTTTAGGATTCTGTAAGGGTAGTTGAAGAGTTTGAACATTATCTTTATATCTATGTACTTTACCAGCCATATCTTCTAACATAAACGAAGTAGGACTAAAGTGTACACCACTTGGTTCATAATCATGGTGTGTTGGATGTGTTGAACTACAACTAATTGAGAATAGTATACCGAGTATAGTAAGGTGGACAATACTTACACGTTCCATTGACTTGACCCAACCCACTAATTGCTTTAATAAATATTTCATCTATATCTCTTCTATTATGTCCTTCATCAAACCAATGTGGACATCTCTTTTTCGATTTGTTTGTATATTGATTGAAAGTCTTTCCATGCTTTTTTGATAACACCTTTTTTTTCATTCTTCACTCCCCCCAGTAATCTCTTATAGTTAGTGACAAAATTACTTCCATATAATTGTAACATCATGTATCTACGAGCCTCATCACTTGGCCCTAATCCTTCATCCATCTTTAACTTCTTACGTACCTTCGTGATTTTCTTTATTAATTCTTTTTGTTTTTGTGAACCGGGTATTAACTTCATCGCTTGAGTATACAATTTATATAACTCTTCTTTACCCTCTTCAAGCCCTTCGGGAAAATCTATATCGGGTTTTGGAATTAATCTAACTTTCATCATTGGCTTACCATTGATTGTTATATCCCCTTTATCATTTTTCCCAATTGATTTAACTTTAATCTTTTTATTTTTGAATTTACCACCAAGTACCGTATCTCCTACACTTATGGGAACTTTGATGAGTTCGGATAACTTTATCATATAGCCTTCTTTCCTTTTAGGTAAGTATTTCCATATTTCGGTACTTTCGGTTTCTCGACAAGTATATACCCCGTAGACGCTTCTATTTGATAAGCTAAGTCCAATAATTTAGCTTCCCATTGTTTAGGAGCAATAAATCCACCTCGTCCTTTTCTTCTACTAACATCACTTGTTTTAATTGACAATCTATTCTCCACAATTAAAAAAAAACACATTCCAATGAAGTGGAATAGGCTTCTATTTCATTCAATGCCTCCGTTGACCACCTCTAACTAATTATATTCCCCATGACTCCATGTGGAAAGTGTTGAAACCAGTTTCACTTATAAATATCGGCCCATAATGAAAAACCCCACTATTGTGAGGTTTCTCGTGTTGTATTCAATAATTCCTTGTCGAAAGGAGGAAACTACAAGGGATTCATCAACAACTAAATCTTCTTTTGTTTTAAAGTGAATTCGTTAACTTCGGCATATTCACTAAAATCGTATTCTTTTGACATAAAATCTTGTCTCCATCGTGACTCTTCATTTTCCGTCATGTCTCTTATAGATATATATCCTGTACCCTGTTTTTTCGATTGGTATTCTTGAGGCTTTTTTACGGGTGGGTCAAAATATTTTTGTACGTCTCTCGGAAAATAATCAAGTACGTAAACGAACCCCAATTTGGTTAGGGCTACAAGTAGGTCAATTAATTTCTTGAAGACTTCCATACTTTTTTAAGTGATGATTTCCCATATTCCCATATTGTATCCGTATGTTTAATAGCGATTATAAAGGAACAAATAGTTATACAAGTCCAATACAAATAAATGTTGTGAGTACTCGTGATGGCTATTGCTATCATGATACTCAATGGTATTGAATATTGGATTGGTATGTGTTTCATTTTTTCCTTTGATGAATACTTCCACTATTGTGTCTCCTTCTAATAATATATATATATACAACTTTAAAAACGAATGATAAATTTGACACTATGTGAAATAAAGTGTGTGACCAACGTATTTAAAGCGACGGCTTTTTTGAGATGTGTTTTTTAAAACAAAAAACCCCACAAAATATGTGGGGCTTTATTGCAGGTGGGAATGTGGTTAGTTTTTACCAATAAACTTACTGAAGAATCCCTTCTTCTTTTTCTTACCTTTGTCCTTTTTGATTTTCTTTCCTTTTTTCTTCTTCTTCTTCTTTATTTCTTCCATTCCAGCTTTGTTACTATAGTCCATAGCTGTTACTGTAGGTACCGCACCAAAGAAGATGATTAAGGAAAGAATATACTTCAATACGTTTTTCATGTTATTTCTCCATACTATTGTTCTTAAAATCATTATCTCAAAGTCACACCTGAACCGAACTTTTCCCACATTTTACCAATTACAACGTACAATCTTTTTTCGTTCATTCCATTCATTTTTTCTTTTATATTATCTGGTGCTTTATCATATAATTGTACAAATAATCCTGCACTTAAACTATCTAACATTTTACCACCAAGTTTCCCATAACCATTCTTATGAATATCAAAAATCTTTTGAACACCTCTTCCTTTAGTAACTTCTTCATTCATACCTTTCATTCTCGAAATATCTTTAACAAATTGTTTGAATGCTTTAGGATTCTTTTTATAATTTTTTACAACAGCACTAACACCTTCCGCTTCCATATCAATCATCATTTCTATTGCTTTAAGTTCCTTTCCTTTAGCCCATTTGAAATTCTTTTCCATCGAACCTTCATCTACAGATTCACTCTTCTTTCTCTTCTTATCGTATTTGTCTTTAATCTTACCTATCTCTGCGTGTCCAAGTCCTTTACCAGCCGCTGATTGTATTTTCTTCATTCCTTCTAAACCATATTTCTTTACACCAGCTCTATACATGATACCACTCTCTTTTAGAAAAGACACATCCATATTATGTTTCTTCATCGAAGCAATCGCTTGTTTCCTACTCATTTTAAATCTTTTCTGTAAGTATTTAAGTAACTCTTCACCATCTACAGATTTAGTTCCAGCTTCATTTACAGATTCTTTATGTGATTTTATAACATCAGTAAAGTTACCCTTACCACTAAAGGCTATTTTCTTATAAGCGTCAACCCAATCTTTATCACCTTCAACTTCTATATATGCAGTCTTCATTCTACCTGTCTTTCCAACTTCTGACCAAGACCTTACAGTAACTCTTGGATGACCAATTTGACTACCCCATATTCTTCGACTATCTTTATCCCTAGCAGTTATAGATTTATATGTTTGTTTATATTTAGCTTCATACAAAACACCTTCATTTACAGATTCTTGGTATCTTTTCTGTTTTACTATATCACCCATCAGTTTAGCTTTAGTTACAATATAGTCCACTTCTTCTTCCATCTGTGCCCAATCTTTTTTCTTGTAAGATTTGGTCATATCTTTAAGACCTTGGGCTAAATATTTAGCTTGTCCTTGTAGTTCTATAGCACCACCACGAGTTAATACTTCATTTACGGATTCAGTCCATTTATTCTTCTTTGCCATAGCATCTATTTTTTTCCAATCACTACCCAATGTACGTTCCATTCGTTTCCAATCTTTTGGGTTGACTTTTGCCATCTGTTTAAAAAATCTCCACATACCTTCCCAATTAGGTTCAACATTAATAGTTCTAGCTTCTTTTACTACAAATCCTATTTTTTCATATTCTTTTCTTACATTTGGTTTATCTATAATAACAATTTCTTTTCCAGATTTCTCATGTGTAACTGTTATCGTCTTACCTTTTTTAAGTGTAAGTCCTAAATCTGATTCATTTACGGATTCACCTAATTTATATTTTACATCAAATCTATCTAACCTATCCAAAAACCTTTTAATCTGAGAATCGGAAACATTATGATATACATTTTTACCATCTGTTTTATAAACACTTAAATCTTTTCCCATTTTCAATTTTAGAACTTTTCTAACGTGTGCTATTTTAGGTATATATTTTCTATCTATAACAACTACATTACCCATAGCTTCTTGTAATATATCACTTAATTTAATCATAACGTATCTTTTAATTTTTTCAACTCTTTATCACATTTATTCATGAGAGAATCTACAATTTTATTATATTTACTTAAAATCTTATAAGCGTCCTGGTTTTCCATAATGTTATCAATTTTTCTCCAACGTCTTAAATCACCCATAACATTTGATTCTATCTTTTCCAAAACCATATCATTATAATCAAACGTGTCTGTTGATTCTAATATTTTATCTTTGGCTACATTTCTCATTTGTGGAATAGACCTACTCAACATATTAATGAAGTCTACTTCCTTTTTATATAACATATCTGAAATTTTACCCCACTTTGAATTATATGGAGCATCATTAATTTTATCTTGGAGAGCTCTCATTCCTTGAATGGCTTGTTGAATACCAAATTCTATCTGATGGAAGTCACCTATAGCTTTCCTACCTTCATCTAAATGTGGATTCTTTTGATGTCCTTTATTCCAACTACTCATTAATCCTATAAATGGTATAACGTGTTTTTTAAAATTCTTTAAAATAATTTTTTGGTCTGTTTTTTCACCACTTATCTTAGTAGATTCTTTAGCTACATCCATAGACGCGTTTGCAAAGTTTTTATACGCATTATAAAACGTTGTATAAGCTGTTTCATAATCTCTTTTTTGACCTTCTTTCTTCAACCTACTCTTTTCAGCTCTTCCACGATTCTTGGATTGTGATTCAAAACCTACAATCTTTCCACCCTTATGTGATGCATCTTTACCATCACCATTTCCATAAGTACCTTTCTTACGATTGTATTGATTTAATTCTGCTCTATATTTTTTTGATTTGGTTGACGAACCATACTTCTTATACTCTTTTTTATAGTCTCTCTTTACAGATTCATTTGCAAGTCGAAGAGCAGCCGCTACATCGGGTTCGTCTGATAATCCTCTATTCATTTTTTCAATCTTCTTTACAGCACCAGTCATATTACCTTTCATCTTTTTAGCTATAGCGATTGCCTTTTTGATGTTCTGTATGGTAAATAGTTTTTTCATTTCTTTCAATCCTTCTCTAATACCCAAATCTGTCTTTTTAAAATCTTTTAAAGTCTTTACGACTTGTGGTAATTTACCAACTTTACCAACAATGAATTTATTTGGTGAAACATTCAAATGTACATTTCCAACTTTGTCAACATTAAATGGTAAAACTGCAGTAGTCTTTCCAGATTTAACTGTATAAAATCCACCCCATACATATGTGTTACCTAACCATCCACTTTTCATTGGTACATATTTTAATTCTTTAATACCAGCAGACTTTAACGCTTTAGATATCCACTTCCATAACATATCACCACTCCACTTAATATTAGTTCTATCAACACTAACACCATTTGAATGATTACCATCACCTTTCATAGCGGAACGTTTCATACCACCACTCGAACTAATTTCTTTTACAAGTAAAGTTGGTTTCATAATTACTTTCTACCAAGTTTGGCGGCGTACTTATCATCCTTCTTACGAGCTTTGTCTAACAATTTATTCCACACTTTATAAGTTCCATCTAATTCTTGAGCAGCGGAATTGAGTTTAGCGGCTACTTTAGCCATATGTTGTTTAAATGGTACTAAGACCAATTGGTCATAATGTCTTCTATCAATCCAATCATACATATCGGATTCTCTTGGGCCAACATCCCAATTATATCCACCTACCCAAGACTTAATCGTTTCACTCCAATCTCTATTATAATCACTAACATCACCTGGTATTTCCAGTGATTGTCTACGTCCTTCACGAAGTGGTTTCTTTTCTTTACTCTGATGTTTTTCTGAAATATCTGATAATGTGGGTAAAGAATCACCCCATTTTCTATTATCAAATCCAGGCGAACTTTCTTTCAGAAGTTTTTTCATTTTTATCATTATATTTTATCCATTAATCTTTTTATTTGTTTTAAAATCCTCGAAGTACCTTGAGCATTTTGGAATACACCATAATCTTCACCTACTTTAACCAACTCATCAAATTGGTCTCTTAAATCGTATTTCATTTCTCTCCACAACTTAGAATTAATATCATAGACATGGTATAGTTTCCAACCAGTTTTAACACTAGCTTCGTTTATTTTCTTTCCTTTGTGTTTCTCTATAACACTTGATAATGTTGGTAATGATTCACCAAACTTTCTATCGAATGCGAATTTCTGTTCTTTTAATAATTTTTTTAGTTTAATCATTATTCAACTCCTACTTAATCATCGAATGTTATGTGTTCTTCGGAAGCTTGTTGTAAAGCTTTTATAATTTTATTAGGACTTTTCAAGTTACCTACAACACCCATAGACTTACTACCTTTAGGTGATATTTCTACATCACCTTTTTTAGTTATTTTAAGAAACCACCAATCTCTAAATTTACCCTTCTTACTATTACGTGCTACTTGATACTTAATAGCATAATAAGTAGGATGGGGAAACATTTCCTCTGATGCGGTCTCAACAAATCCATGACCAGAATTTTTAAATTTTTTCCAAATCTTATCTAAAGTTTTGTGAATTTCTACCTTAACTTTTTTAGGTACACCTGTACCTGACTTTTCTCTAAGGTTGTATTCCCTTGATAAACCCTCGTCTAATAATTCTTTTAGTTTAATCACTTTTATCTCCCAGCTTCTTTTTGAATTGGTTTTTCAGTCATTCCTGGCATATCACAAGAGTGTTCAGCTTGACCTCTACAACATTGTGGTGTATTCTTTTTATTATCTTCTGAAATTGATGGTGTTATTGGAGCACATCCAGATAAAAGTAATAATAAAACAATTACTACCCATCCAGTGAATAGTTTCCATTCTTCTCCCATGTTTATATAACTCATTAGAATACACTCAATATAATATCATAGTTACTAAAAGTTCTTTTAGCTTGACTAAATAACATTTTATCTAATCTATTACGAGCATCCATTAAGTCATTCATACTTCTAAGATTATCTTGTAATACCAATAACGCATCATACGATTGCTCGAGATTCTTTAACTTCATAGCTTTAGCGAGTTCTCTACGAGATTCATTGTGATTATTTCTATCAGTTAACATACGAATCTTCTCTAATATAGCTCCACCTAATTCTTTTTTCTCTGTTAATATATTTTTTAGTTTAATCATTTTAACTCTCGTTCTTTTTCTTCGAACCTCTAAACCAAAAGTCTATGACTTTACCAAAAGAGGCTATAAAACTACCCAATATAATATTCAATAAATCTCTATGTTTTTCGGCTAACTCTAAATTTGGATGAAATAATAAATGTAACACCCAAAGTAAAACAGAAAACATAGCCGCTGTAATAGTAAACTGCATCCAATCTGGTAAACCATCTCCACCATGTAATTTGTCAGGTCCTGTTGGTAACTTTAACTTACCATCATTACCATGTAATATTTTTTTAACCTTATCCATTAGTAATAAACTCCCATGCTCGCGATACAATAAGTCCTAAAACACTAACACCCACTATAGACCGCCATTTTGCAGCTGATTGTCTAAATTGGGTGTTTTGTTTAGTTTCTGCCCACAAACCTTCATGTGGGTTAAACAGATTTTCTTTAATGAATTTAATATCCGTATGCATTGTGTCACGGTCTTTATCCGCTTGTTCCATACGTTCTAAGATAACATTTAAGTCCTTCTTATCCTGACCATTCATGTGTTTTCCCACCATAGTTTAGCAATTAACAGAAGCATCCCAATGTAGAATATAATTGTAACCCATTCCACACTTGTGGGGGATACTTCCAAAACGTTCTCTCCTTTACTTATATATAAATATCACTAAAGGAATTTTTTCTACTAATTAGGTCGTTTTTGTGTGGGTCTTTTTGTACGTTTTCTACGTGGTCTTTTACTTGGTGGGGAAGTTAATCTGAATATTTCTTCCTTTAATAATGTCCTCTGAGTACGTAAATCTTGAATTTCCATTTCAAGGTCTTCTTGTTTACCTGCTCTTAACATTCCAATTATTACTACAGCAGAAACAAATCCTGCCATTATTCCAAGATATAACCATCCTAATGTTTCTAACACTTTATTCTCCTATTATTTCCAAGGGCTTTCTAAAAACTTCTTGAATCCGTTTACAACATTTGTCCAAAAAATATCTTCTGAACCTCTAAAATTACCTACTATATTTTTTGTAGATTTTTTAGACTTCTTTGTCGTCTTCTTTGTTCTTGGCATCTTTACTCTCCTTGCGTTTTAATTCCACCACAACATCGGCGTCAAGTTTTACTGATTCATCTTCAAGTAAAATACTATCTTGATGTACCTCTATAACCATTCCTTCCATTTCTGGTTGTGGATTTTCTTCATAGTCCATTCTCATTTGAATAGCCTCAGCCTCCATCTCGGTGGCTAATTTTTGTAACTCTTTTTGTTCGTCTTTAGTTAGACCTTCTATTTCAATTTTCTTACTCATATTAAAACTTTAATTCACTATCCGTAATTTCTTTTTCTTCTTTCCACCACTCATATTGTTTATCTTGTAATGATGCTGTATATTGAGTTAAATATTGTTCTTCCGTCATAACTCTCCACAACTTATCAAAATCTTCATCCTTGGGCATTCTCTTAACACCTTTAAAATATGTTGTTGCTCCAGTAATACCCACATCACTTGCAAGGTCAACTTTGGTGTTAATATAATCATGACTATCCACTAACACATATTTCATACAATTTCTCCTAATCTAATACAATTTCAATTGTTCCTTCATTCAAATTGTTATAATAATCACTCCATCTATATCCAATTGTCATAGTATCTCCAATCATACTCTGAACTGGAGCAATCATATTATTAACTTCTCCATCCGAGTTACTATAACTGCAACAATTAGTTGTTGGTACTTCTGAACCATTGAACCAAGTGACATAATTTGTATCGTAACTAACATATTCCAAATCATCCGTTAATCCAAAACTTACAACATAACCAAGTGTATCACCTATGTACCAATAGTGAGAACTATACCAATTAAATCTTATTAACTCGGCTGGTTCTTCTTCAGTATAAACACTACCACTTATTCTATGTAGTGTCTGCCAACTATCCCTTTCCATCACTAAATGATAATAACCATTCTCATCTAATGATAATCTCGTATCTACATCAAAAAATAATTCATCATAATCTGGTCCTACGCGAGTATCACACCCTACTATGATTAAAAAACTACCTATTACTATGTTTCTTATTAAAACCTTTATTTCGTTTACTTTCACGAGTACTTTTAGCCTCCTTCCAAGACTTCTTTGGTTTCTTCATTTTAAGACTTTTACTACTTTCATCATAAACTTCATCTTGTAAGTATTCATATTCTAAAGTCCATTTATCCTTCATTGTCTTTCTCCATAAACTAATATACGAATTAAATGTTTAAATGTCAAGTGCTTTTTTGTATGTGAAGTTTTTCGAGAACATCGAAAAATTTTGTGATTGTTAATTCTTTACCCATATCTGTTAATATTCTACTCTCTGAGAGTAATTCTGGGTGTTCGTGTATAATCTTATGAAACGCTTCAAATCCATGTGATGGATAAAATTTACCAAAACTCTCTTCTCCTAAAACGTTTGATTCTGATACTAAATCTGTATTCGTGTCACCTTTCAATAATAAATAGTAAGTCAAGATTCATTCCACATAAGTTTTTTTAATAAATTCTATTAAATCTTTATTAGGATACCAATCAAGTAATTTATGAGCTTTAGTATCAGTACAAAGAGTATTTAACATTTCTCCTGGTCTTCTATCAATATATTCTCTTGGATAGTCTTTACCAAACGCATCAGCAACTTCATTAATAGAATAATTGTTACCAGTACCCAATTCAAATTCTTCCCCCATAAATGTAAAGTGTTCTGAACATCTCATCAATCCATCTACAATATCATCTATGTGTGTAAAATCTCTTCGTTGTTCACCATTCCAAGTAATTGTTAGTGGTTCACCATTTTTATATTGTCTCTCAAAAATACCAACAACAGTACAATATTCACCTTCTATCAATTGATATGGGCCATATACATTATAAAATCTACATATTGTAGTTGGTACTTCATAACATTGTGAATACAATTTACATAACTCCTCACCTTGCCATTTACTAAATGTATATGGGTTACAATATAAATCACCATGCATTGATGATGACCCAGCATAAATTACTGGTATTTTTCCATTTGTTCTTGACCACTCCAATATATGTTGTGTTCCTGTAAAATTAGATTTAATAGTTTCTGTTGGTTTATTAAATGATGGTTGTATCCTAGCCAGAGCTGCCAAATGAAATATAACATCTGGTTTATCCATGAAAAATGAATAGTCTTCTGTATCAACAAGGTCAACATTATAATACTTACAACCATCTTGGTGATTACTTTCAAATCCACAAGAATAGTTATCTAATGAAACTACTTGATGACCATCTTTTAATAGTCTCCTTATTAAATTAGTACCTACAAATCCGGCACCACCTGTCACTAACGCTTTCATATCAATTTCCTCTCGTATGTTTTTAATGATTTAATTTTAAATTTATATATTTCAAGTTCCATCTCACCAACTTCACCACTTTCTTTAAGTATCTTTGGTAAGTTCACTAATATCTGAAAATAGTGGTTATTCAATTTATTACAATCAAACTCAACAACCACATCATTCTTTGGTTCAATATGTTGAGAATGTATTTTCTTACTCAAATCAATAATAGTTTTCTTTTGTTCTTCTTCAATATATTTGTTTACACCAAAACCTTTATGACCAACCCAATCACCATAAATGTCTGAACACCAAGGCTCCAATTGTGTCAATAATTCTGTAGAACAATTTTCAACTACAAAACCTATATCATATTTTGGTGAAACAATTGGTAACATATATTCATCATGTTGTACCATTGTTCCCCACTTACGAATAAAATTTCTCATGTTCTTCTGATTAGTCATCTGCCATTCTGGTGAATCTTTACCAACATCACCACCAGCATATTTATTGTATCTACTACCACGACTTGTAAAGTGATACACAAAAGACTCCCAAGATTGTATTAGGTCATAACCCTTCAATAAGAATCTATTGAATAAATCTGAATCCTCTCTCGATTGTGGAGCGAATAATTCATCATGTCCACCTACCGCTAAATAATCTTCTTTGTACATACACCAAGGAGCGAATATACCACTTGTTCTTTCGTTACCACTCTCTTTAGGCCCATATCTAGCTGTTAGTTCTTTAACTTTATCTTGGAACTTCTCATTATTAAAATCTTCTGGATTCACACCACAATCTAATATAACTTTCTCAGGCCCTTCTGGGTGTAGTGGTGGTTCTATTCTTGTAGCACAAACTACTTTACCCCTTTCCAACCATTGTAAAATATTCACATCTAAATCTACACCCGCTACCATATCAGCATGAAACGCGAATATAATATCCGTTGGTGCCATCTCAATACCCTTATCAAACATTCCAACGATACCAACTCTCTCTGGTCCAGGATTTGTATACACGTGTAACTTGTCTTCTTGTTTTTCTTTCCAAAACTTATTCAACATCATGTGTAACCACTCTTTTGTACCATCTTCACTAGCGTCATCTAATACAAGAATATGGTGGTCATTACCCAAGTCCTTAATAGACTTGTAACACAACTTTAATAAGTCAAGGTTATTTCTACTTGGTATTACAAATGTTATTGGTTTCATAACGATTCAAATATCTCCATCATCTTTTTAACAAAAACTTCTTCTGAATAATGTTGTTCATATAATCTACGCGTATCTCTTGAACACTTTTCATAAAATCCGATATCCGTGTTTAATCTATCAGCTAATTCTAACGCGTCATCTACGTGTCCATCTTTAACAGTAGTCTCTGGGTGCAACATAGCTTGTGTATTTAAATTCTCATAACCTATACAGGGTATACCATGAAACGATAAATTTAAATTAAATGTGCCGGCGGCAGGCGTTCCCAATTGAACTCCGGCGTAAAACTTACTTATCACGTGTATCCATTGATACCAACTTACCCAATCAAGATGTTTTATATCTAAACCCCTTTCTTCTGGTTTCATTCTACCAGTTGTTGGAGCATGAACTGGAAGTCCAAATCTTTTAGCTACAACATAAGAATCAAATCCTCTATAAATACTAACGAAATTACCACCAATAACTACACCTTCTTTATTTCCACCACCACAAGGTAATATTGAATCATTACCATCCAAATTATTTGTAATCATTAAACTTGGTAACAATTCACATCTCTTACCAGTCATACCACGATAATAATTTAAATCATCATCATTATGACACAATACTAAATCCGCATCCATTAAATTATTAAAATACCAAACTTGTTCATTTATTTGGTCATCCTGCCAATACCAATAAGTACTTTCTTGCATTACACACACTTTTTTACAAATCCGTTTTAAATCTTCAACAAGTTGAAATCGAACCAAATGTGCTTTATTCTTTGGTATTATAAGTACACCAACATCATAACTATCTTTTGGAACACTTATTATTGTTTCTAACGGATGATGATACGCATTTAACGCACAAACCCATGCTACATCCGTTCTCATATTAGGATGATTTCTTGGTATACCACCTTGATAACCACCTTCTGTAAAAAATCCTATCTTCACTTCTGACTATCTCCTGGTAGTACTCTATAAGAATCTGAATCTTCGTGATGAGTAGATACTTCAAATATTCTACCATTTGATATTGCTTCTAATTGGTGTGGTTGTCCTGGTCGTTGTCTTACAATGTCACCTTCTCTTAATTTAGTTTCATTCATCTCTGCTGTTTCTGTATCTATCCACCTATATAAAAATTCTCCATACTCTACCCACCAAGTCTCATCTTTATTCATATGGTAATGCATAGAAAACTTACACCCTTGTTTAAAGATAAGAATCTTACCACAATATTTTTCATTGTTTTCTATAATGATTTCTTCTCCCCAACCTTTGGGTACAGAACATCCTACGTGTACGCGTGGTTTATCCATAAACTCTCTCCACTCTAAATGATTCTACATAACCTGCACCAACTTTTGAACATAAATAATTTGTATGAAAATCTTTAATACTTTGTTCTTCAAAATATAATTTATCTTTTTGTGAAACAAAACCATCTCTAAGTTCTCGTATTTTAGCATCCAATGAGAAATCATCTATTTCAACATAATAATTTGGAATCCACTCTTCCAATGTTGAAGGTGTTCTATATGTTATTATTCCACATTTAGTTCCTCTTACCAACGCATAAGCTATATGATTAACCATTCTATGTTCAAAATGTGAATCGTGTTTTGGTAAACTTAATATACAATCATAATCACTTATATTATAATTTTGTTCAATATAATTTACCCAATCATCTTCAGACGTATCCTTAACATAAGTCTTGTGAGCAAAAGTACCTTCTACATTTGATAACTTATTCCAAATTTCTGTACATTCTCTTTCTCTATCAAATCCACTACTCTCATCAAAATCACCACCACTTGATAAAACAACTACATCAAATTGTGTATCACCAAATTTCATCATTGAACCCAACATACCATATTCAGTATCATCTGGGTGTGCAGATAAACAAAGTACTCTATCTAAATTTAAAAACTTATACTTCATATTACCATCTCCTCATAATATCTTAATATAGTGTATTCCTTTGGAGTATCAATTGAAATATCATTACCCAAGTACATATCTAATAGAAGACTTGGAAAGTTAACACCAGCATGAGTAGCGAATATAGTAGACCCACCAAATCTTGGATTAATCTCAATAAACTTTGGATTACCATTTTCATCCTCTTTCATTTGAAGACATATCGGGCCTTTAAGATTTAAAAATCTACACATATCTTCACACTCTGCTATAATTTGTTTATTCAATTCTATTACACCCTTGGTTGATATTCCAGCTTTTACTTCTAAACGTTTCCTTGGTACAACTGATAATGGATTTCCATCCATATCACATAACACATCTATAGTCCATTCAATACCTGGTAGGTTATCTTGAAATAGATATGGTTGGTCTGTTGGAATTTGTTGCCAAGGTTCTATCAATCTAGCTCCAACACTACCCTTACCTTGAACGGGTTTCATAAACATAGTATAACCTTTAAATTCACTATAAGTTTTTGGTAATGGAAAATTATCTTTACAAGTTTCATAAAATAATAACTTATCAACACATTTTTGAATTGACTTATAATCAGACATCATCAATGTCACTCCCATGTCTTTAAATGTATCTTTATTATCTGACCACCAAAGTAAATCACTACCACCTGTTGGAAATACAACATCTATCTTCTCTCTCTTTAGTATAGTAAACATCACATCTACAAAATCAATATCATATATTGTAGGTATTGTATAGTTCTTATCTGCTAAATATAAACCAGCCGACAATGGATTAGCATCACACGCTACAATTTTAACGTAATTTCTATTTTTTAAAGACTTTAGAACACCAACCGCGGCAGCTCCACCAGCATCTGTTATTAATATACCAATCATTTAGAGTACCACTTTTCCCACCATATCTCTGGAATTTCGTGGAACAATTCTGACAACTCTTTAATTCTATGTTTTGGTTTTATCTCTTGATTATATGGAGCGTCCACTAATATAAAATTCTTATCATCTCCACGACCTTCTTTCCACGCTTCCCAATTAGATGGTGAATCGTCTACCAAATAATCTACTTCTGTTTTCCATTTACTACGACCACGTTCAAAAATAACTCTTTTGAAATTATATCCCATATTACCTAACCATTTTAATGTTAAATGAAACGCGTGTTTCTTTTGTGATGTAACTGCCCAAAACTCTATCGTATCTTCACGTTCATTAGCAAATTCAAGTAATTCCTTCATCTGTTTTTCTGAACCAACTATTGTACTTCCATTACCCATAATTTCATCAGCATGTGTACCCCAATAAACACCTTGTAAATCTTCCTTAGTACAATTAAAGTTATTCTCCAAATGCCAATCAGTAATTATACCACCATCCATACTCGGTTCAGTTGTTTCATCATATTCATCTTTAAGATATTCTGGATGATATGTTTTAATGACATTAACTAACGTATTACAGAAATCTCTCAATACGCCATCAACATCTATACCAATTATTGTTTTATCAGGCATATTATTCCCTCATAATCATCAAATGTTAAATTTCCAAATGTTGTATTTGGTTCAAGTCCAATGTGTTTTACTACTTCCATATGATTTAACCATACAGCTTCATCAACTGCTTGTTTTACTCCACTCATTTTATCTTGACCATAATCATCAAAAATAACGTATTGTTCTCCTTCATATAATAATCTTAATGTATTACGAATATCCAGTTTTACTGCATCATAAGTATGTGCCGCATCAATCATAATAACAGACACATCAATCCAACCATCATCCCAAACTGGCCATCCTTCTTGTTGATAAGAATTCATTTGAATATATTCAATATTATCTATATCTCCACAAATATAATTTTCATCTATTGGATTCTTATTTATAGTAATAACTTTTTTAAATAACTCACTAAAAACTCTTGTAGTATGCCCCATATGTGTACCAATTTCTAATGCTGTAACATCACTAAACTTACTATCAGAAAAAAAATCAATAATATCTTTCTTCATTTTATGTGAAGTTGTTGTACCATGTGTATCCTTGTCTGGTATACCCAATAACATTAAATCTTTATTAAATTCTCTAATCATTAAATACATCCTTCCACGAATAAGATTTTATTTGGTTAAAAGAATTATAACAATTTTCTTCAGACATTTTACTAGCTTTAACATACCAATCATTACTTCTTCTTTTTAAATTCATAGTTTGACCACTTTCACCTTTTACATACATTCTTTTCTTTGGATGGTTTCTATTATGTACAATCAAAATATTTTTTACTATAAATTGTGGAATAGTATCTCCAAACATTCTTTGTACTGATAACATAAAAGATGTATCTTCATGTACAAAGAAAACAGACCTTGGAATATTTGCTCCACACCTTACTAATTCTGATGAGAACACTAAACCACAACCATTAAATTTAAACGAATTCAAAACTTGAACATTTAATTCAGTTACCTTATCATTAAATTTATTCATTTCGTTTATATTCATAGTATATTTTAAACTCCACCAATTATCATAGTCATTTTCAATAAATGGTTTATCAGTAAATTCTGTATGTTCTATTGGTTTCCAACTTTCATCCCACATCTTACAAATACCAAAAGTAGTAATATACTTTGGTGTTTTATCTTTTACTTGATGATGTAGACCATCTAAAATCATGAAAGTCTGTTTTGGAATTAATGAATCAGTTTCTCCCCACATTAAAACATCAACTTCAGTACAATACTTATTATTAAAATCTCTTCTATAATCTGCTATAGTATATATTTTATCATATGTGAATATAACACTAAAATTATCATTTTCCAAGAGATTTTTTAATTTTTCTTCTATTTCTTTAAGTGAATAAACTTCATCACACTTCTCTAAATCTTGATTCATATTAACATGAAAATCAACAATAACATTTTCTTTATTATCTATTTGTTCTAATGCATTATTAACACTTTCAATGTACTCACCTAAAATTTCAACTTCATACCATTGAACTAAACAACCTATTGCATATTTATATTTTAAATTCATAATACTGATAATCCTGGGAATCTTGAATCAACTATATCATAAGATAATTCATCTTTGAGTGGATACATTTCTCTCTTATCATATTCAATCATCCATTCTACTTTATCACGTTCTTGTGTACCACCTTCAAAAAAAATTGGACCAGTTTTAATGGATTTATTTTGTGAAAGTCTATTATATACTTTTTCTATAACATCACCATTGTTTGAAATATCTATATGCATTAAATCAAAGTCTTCCATACGATTCAACCACCTATCAAAACTCATCAGTTTCAACTGGACATAATCTTGAACTCCATACTTATTCAAATTATCCCAAACTTTTGTCATTGAACAATTTCTATACTTATACTCATCAAATAAATCGTGTGCATAAACTTTACCACCCTCATCCAAATCTTTTAGAGCTTGAGCCATACAAATAGTTGAATAACCTTCTAACACACCAATTTCAATAATATTCTTCGGTCTCAATTTTATAACAATATCATATAAAGTTTGACCTATATTATTTTTTCTATATGAAGAATAAACTTTTGGTTCTTTATACATCTTGTTCCTTAAAAATTTCAATCATTAAAACATTTCTATCATAAATCATAACATAACTACCATCTTTCAATAAAAATTTAGTAAATTCACCTTGTCTAATTGTATGTGTATTTACACCTTCTATTGTTCTTTTAACACCGCCAACAAAATGAATTATTTGAGTAACCCATTGACCTTGTTCTGTAACTGATGATTCTAAATTAACCATTACCAACCCTCTTTAATACAATCAACTATGTATTCTCTTTGTTCATCTGAAATCCACCATCCATTTGGAATACAAATTAATTGTTTTTGAATTTTATCTAAATTTGGAAGATGTGCTTTATAATCTGAAACACAAGTATGGATATCATTTCTTTCGTGTACTTGAGTAACCATAATGTTACACTCTTTCATCTTATCCATGAATTTCTGTTTCTTGTTAACTAACATAGAATAAATCCAATAAGAACTTTTTCTATGTTTCATATCTTGTTGTGTTAATGTTACACCATCTACATTATTCAACTCTTTACTATAGTATTCTGCGTTTTCTATATGTCTATCAACCAATTCATCAACGTGTTTAAAATTTTCCACACCAACACACGCATTAACATCATTCATATGAAATTTAAATCCCCATTCGGCTACATCAGCTTCACATCTAAAATCTTTCTTATTAGTTTCTCTATCAATACCATACCACCTAAGTAATTTAGCTCTATGATATAAATCTTGATTAGGTAATGTTAAAATACCACCATCTATAGCTGTAACGTGTTTTATAGCTTGTAAACTGAATGTACATATGTTTCCATGATTTCCAAGTGGTTGACCTTTCCATTGAGAACCAATAGAATGTGCACAATCTTCTATAACCATAGGTCTAAACCCAAACATCTTTTGAGTCTTATCTTGTATCTTTTTTACCTTATCTAAATCAATTGGATAACCACCCCAGTGAACAAGATAAATTACTTTAGTATCTTTAGTTATTTTTCTAGCTAAATCATCCAAATCCATATTCAATGTTTTTGGGTCTACATCAACCCACTTAATTTTAAATTTATTAGCTAACACTGGCCAATTAGTAGCTGTACAAGTTAGTGGTGTACATAAAACTTCATCACCAGTTTTAATACCATCCCACTTATGTACCACAGCTCCATCACCAGAATGATTCATCTCCATTATCTTTGTTGGTTTTCTCAACATATGTAGAGCTAAATGTTCTGCGGATGTAGCCGCGTTAGTTGTCACCAACCAATCGTGTCCAAAATATGATTTTAATAATTCCTCGAATTCATCAACAACTGGTCCTTGTCCAATATAACCAGACATTAATATTTTAGACACCTTGTCTGGGATGGTGTCTGCCATACTTACTTTAAATAATGGAATCATTTCTTTTGGTCTATTCATAACCTGTAAACTCCTTTGTAATATTACCTCTTGCACACTCGTAGAGATATTTCGAATTAAGATAATCTTTACTTAAATAACCTATTTTATTTTCTCCAAACATTTTTGTAAATTTATAACCAACAATAGTTTGTCCTAAATTACCAATACCACCATAATTAATTGCATTACCATCTTCATCTAAATCTGGACTTAACCATATTGGATTAAAACCTCCTACACCTTTTAAATCTTTCCATTTAATAACTAAATAACTTGACCTAATAGTTTTACACATCATAGGTTCTTTAAATAAATATCTCCAATCTGCAGAAACCCACTCAATATTTTTCTTATCTCGTTCAATTTTTTGTGGGTCGAATAGAGTTGGATAGTTAACTCCATTACCAAGAACTTTAAAACCTTGACTTTTCAATGCATCTATAGATACATTAATAAAATTCCAATCTTTAATTATCAAATCATCATGAACCAAAAATAAAATAGTATCATCATCTACATCCAAGTATTCTAACGCTTGTGTATATGCTCCTTCTTCAAGACCAATATTTTCAAATAGTTTCCAATTAAAATTTTCCTTTACTATAGTTGGTGGTTCTCTATGACAAGACCAAAAAACATCTATATTCTCATTTTGACTATTTAATTCAACAAGTCCATTTATCCATTCTGGATAACTATAATGCCATCCAACTACTATAAATTGTATATTAGTCATCTACTTGTTCCAAATATTCATAAGTTTTATTCATCCAATACAATGTTTTATCAGATTGATTATTATCTGGTATAGCGTTATAATGGTATACCCATCCCAATTTAGTAAACAACATATCATGTGCTAATATTTCTTTTCTAACCATGTCTTGCATATTCCACTTATATGGTAACAATTTTAAATCAACATTATTTTTATGTACAAAAAAGTTTAATATTGGTTGGTCTGTACCAACTCCGAAATTTTCTTGGACACCTCTTAATAATTCTTTGTTAGTTAAATAAAAGTCAAATATATCTTTAAACAATTGTTTGTGATTTTTATTTACAATCATAAAACCAGAATTAAAATATTTCCACCAATCGAACATATAACCATCAAACACATATTTAGAATACGTCTCCATACTTCTCAATACCCAATCATAACTACCATCATTATGAACTGCACAAAATTTATTATCAGTAATATCAAATACATTTGGAGCATTTGGATGTATTATTGTATCAGAATCTACAATTAAAACTTGGTCATAATCAACTTTACTATTTTCCAATAAATCAAAAACAAGAATTTTATGCCAATTAGGATTCATATCATCAATAACCCACTTGTCTAATGTAAACACTTCACAATCATTTTTTGTTGCCCATGTCTTCCAACTCTTTACTGATAAATCATATGGTTCAGAACGTTTTGGTTTTTCTGGATTTTTTATATTAACTGTAAATACAATATTAGACATATCTATCTCCAAAACGTTCCCAAGTTATCTTCATTAAATCTATCCTATCTTGTAAACTTATACCAGTAAAATGCCATATATTACCATACTTTATAAAAAATGGTGTTGGGTCTTCTGGCATTTGCCAATTTCCATTAAACATTTCTTTCTTATGTATCGCAAATAAATTCCAAGTTGGTGGTAATAACTTTGGAGTTATATTATTCTTTACCAAATGGTAATTCAAAATAGTTTGTTCCTTACCACCACCTTTATTCCAATTATCAAGTTCTTCTTGGTTGTCTAAATAAAAATCTAAAATCTGTTTAAATAAATAAAGATATTTTTTATGGAAGAATAAAACTCCGGCGTTAACATATTGATAATACTCAATTTCCAAGTCAGGAAAGAATTTGCCATACGCGTGTATACTATCGTCCATCCACTTCATATTAGCTAAATCATTAACTCCACAAAATTCTTCATCAAATAAATCAAATGGATTGGGTGAATCCCACTTCACCATTGTATCTGAATCAACTATTCCTATTTTATCATAACCTTCAGCATGCTTATAAATTAATTCTTTATTCCAAATAGGTTTACCAAATCTCTCATCATGTTCTGTTACAACCATAAGGTCAACATCATTCTCTTCACACCAATATTTCCAAGTGTTTAAGCAATATTGACTATAATCACTATTTTTGTATTTAGAACTTGGATGGTCTATTGTAACCATATAAATTAAATTTCTCATTTATATTCATGACCTTCTAATCCTAAATTAAGAAATGGATTTAATGAATATGTGTTACATTCATATTTAGTTTTCAAATATTTTCTCATAGATTGTGATTGTGGTTCAAGTGCTCTCATCCAATCACCTTTTTTAATAGGGGCCCAATTATCAGCTGATTTCCAATCTTTTTCCATATAACCTTTAAAGTAATTTTTTTTATCTAAACTACCACAATCATGTCCACACAAAATAATATTTTTAGCTCCCATATACGCCGCTACATGCATTAAACTTGTAACACTTGATTTACCAACAAATATTTCATTATCTTTTAAATCTTCTAACTCTTCATTAATATTTCTTTTTCTTGGATTATGTTCAAAATAATATGCGTTACTATGATTAGCTATATTTGTTTTCCCTGGATAACCTTTATAATACTTTGAAAACAATAATGGAATTTCAAGTTTATCAAGTTCTTCTATACTTCTTGGAAATCTCGGGCCTTCCAAACAATCCTTCATCAATACATAATTACATGGAAATTTTTTATAAACTTGATTTAGTCCTATAACAATTTTGTCTTCAAAAAAACTTGGGTCTACATAGTCCATAGATGAACCAGCGAGAATACACCAAATATCTAAACCTTTATATATATCTTTTAACTCGGATATATTTTTATGTTTAATATCCTTTCCTTTAATCTGTTTACCTTTTGACAATTTTTTCTCCTCTACTTCTGGAAACGGGCCTGGTTTCCTTTCAGATACACTCATTTTAAACTTCTATAAACAAATTCCGCAATCATAAAATCAAACTCTGTATCTATATCAATTGATTCTATTTCATCTGTTACATAAAATGTAGGGTCAACTACCACATTCTTGTGTTCATGTAAATCTTCCTTTGATAAAATACAACAACCATAATTTACTGAATAGATATTAGGTAAATCTTGAGAGTTTGGTGCATCACTTGGATTATAATTCAATGGTTTTCCATCCAACCACATATGATGTTTTTGTGGTGTAACAGTAACAATATTTCGTAGATTGTTTTTCTTATATTTTGTAACTATTTCAGTAATGGTTTCACTACTCAATAGTGGTGATGTACAAGGTGCATACATAATATGACCACCATCAACTATCGTGGATAGATTTTGCATAAAATCACTATTGTTAACTTCATTACTTGCAAAGTGTTCATCTCTCTTATGAGTACCCACACCATGTATTTCTGCTATAGATAACATTTCTTCAGAATCACTTGATACAACTATTTTATTTATTCCTTTAACTTTTTTTAAAGTTTCTATTTTTATATCTAATAGAGTAGTGTTAGCAAAAGGTTTTAGATTTTTATTCTTTACCCTTTGTGAACCTTCTCTTACTGGTATGATTGCTGTTAATTTCATAATACTTCTTTTAATATCTCATCCCAATTATTATCAAATTTAATACCTTTATCATCAATGTAATATTCTGCTCTTGGTTTTTCCCAAGTAACATCATCAATATATTTCGCAACATCATATTTTTCTAACCAATCCCAAACCAATTCAATACCTGTTTTTCCATTTACCAATGGTCTATCAGGTCTAGCTTTAGCTGTAAAGATTATTATGTTCCACTTCTCTGATAATTGTTTAAGTACTTCTAAACTACCCTCAATTGGTTCTCCATAACAAGTTCCATCATACCAACCTTTATCAAAAGTATGAATCACCCCATCAAAATCTACAGCGATATTATTCAATTCGTTCTCTAAACCAGGTGGTACATTCAAATTAGATATTTCTGTATCAACTTCTGATTCTATTCCTAATTCTTCGAATCTACGAGTCTGTGCCTTCCCAGCAATAGTTGGACATTTAAACCCAGAACCATGTATTAATTCATAAGTTAATGTAAGTGCTAATATTTCTGATGTATGATAACTTATAACATTAAAACTAATTGGAATAATTTTTTCATCTAATCCATCTTTTTGTTGAGCACTCCACAAACAACTATCAATATCATTTTCTACTGCCCAATTCAACGAATGTACTAATGCTTCCGATGATTGACCTGTTGTTGAACAACTCATACCAATTGCTAAACATTTAGATTTATCTAAGCCTCTTGTTCTAATTTCTAACCACTTTGCTAACCAAGTTTCAAATGACTCATCCGATATAATTGATGTTGCAACAATACCACTTCCAGGAGCAATTACATTTTTATCAGTTAACCTTGACATATCAATAGCGGCATGGTCTGCTACTCCAAGATTACCACCATTTCCAAACAAAAATATATGTTCTGCTTTATTATATTTTTCTTGTAATTTCTTCCACTCTTTAGAATTACAAATTTTTTTAAATTTTACATCAAAATTTTCTATATTTAACATCATTATTAACCATTCATTAATCCCGAATAAAATTTATTTTGTTCTTCTTGTTTATCTATAGTCTTTGGATGATATAAACTTAATTCTTCATGTGGTGGTAAATGTGCGTATGTTTTACAACCACCAATATACTCATGAACTGGTCTTACCCATCTTATCTTTTCATCATTACGAAAGACTCGTGCTTGATAATCTGGATAATTCACCCAACCTTTTTCTGATACTCTCCATCCCCACTTCTGTATATGTTCATCAGTAATTCCATCAACAATATTTACTCTTGGTATCCAAATCAAATCAACATCATTTATTTCTAATATTTCTTTAAGTTGTGATAATAATGTTTCATTTGGATATTCGTCCGCATCAATATGAAAAATATAATCTCCACTACAATTCTCTATTACCGAATTCTTTTGAGCTGAAAAATCACCATTGAGTCTTCTCTGATACACTTTGATAGTTTTCATATCAGCGTGTCCATATTGTTGTGACCAAGATTCAATTACAAATTGTGTTTCATCATTTGAATAATCATCACATATAACTATCTCGTCTTCTACATCCGTTTTATGAATGAGAATTTCTAATAACTTGTTAAGTTCATCGGCTTCATTATGAACTGTAACACCATAACTAATTTTCAAACTATATCGCCTCTAGCTCTTCTTCTTATTAATTTATCTCTTTGAATATCATTTGATTTTAATTCATTATAATATTGTTTTAGTTCTGCATTTTCTTCTGGAATTCTACCTTCTACTCCCATTTGTTCTAAATTTGCTATTCCTTGTTTTAATTCAGAAATGTCCATATCTATATTAGATAGTTTCTCTTCAATAGTAGTCCTTGGTGGTAAATCTCTAAACATTCCACTATAATCATAATCACATAACTTTACTTGTTTATAATTTACTAAATTATAAGTCTTCCAAACACCTTGAACTTCTTGTATAAAATCTCTAACATATTTATTAAAAGTAATACTACCATCTCTTGGTTTCATACCAATTTTAACTCTATGATAAGTAAAAGAACCAGTATTTGTAAATTCAAGTCCACCAACTTTTTTAATTAACTTTTTTAAAATACTTGGATGTAATTTATCTAAATCAAAAACATATAACTTTCTTTGAGCTATATTTCCCTTAAACGGCGTCCAATCTAACACAAAAGAAACTTTATTAGTAACTTCACCAGTTCGTTTAGATTTATACTTACCTATAAGAATATCACCTCTACGAATTTGATTTCTTTTTATAAGTTCTTGTTTTATAAATTTAGTTCTATAGGCTGCCGCCAGACCCATAATCCTTCTCCAAATCTGTTTTTACAATACCCATGGCTGTACAAGCATTAAGAAATTCAAATTGACCAAATCTCTTAGCTCCTTCTACATCCAATCTCGATTCATAATACTCACCATCTTTACCAGGAACTGGATAATCTTTCCGTTCTTCCTCTGGAATAAATATCACTTCTGCGTATCTCCAGTACCAGCTTTCTAAATTACCCTCTGGAAATATTATACCTTTAGCCCCCATATTAATAACCGATGGATACCAATATAATTGTCTTTCATCATCAAAGAATTCTAACTCTTTTATTATTTCGGCTGTATTTGCTAAATGTTTATTTCTTTCCTTAGACTCACTTGTATAAAGTGAATTTGAAGTATAACCACAATTAAAACATAAATAACTTTTAAAGTCATCTTTATTTTCTCGTTCTACTGTTTCTTCAAAACACTTTTCAGAAGAATAACAATGTGGACACTTAATTTTTATTTCTGCCATAATTAAACCTTCTTTAAACCTGGTAGTTTTATATCTAATTTTTCAGTAGTTTTTGTTGCATCTACTTTTTTTAATTTTGGTAATTTCAATTCAACCGCTTGTGGTTGTTCTTCAACCGAATTTATAATTTCATCAAATTTTTTAGTCATATTATCTAAACTAAATGTTTTACTTACTATAGATTGTTTTTTAGCATTAATTAAATATTTTGGTTGATTTTTAAATATATCCATCATAACTTTACCAGAGTTAGGATAGTTTACAGTAAACCATTGAGAACCCTCCAAAAACATTTTTTCATGAAAAGCACCTTTTGGAACAGCACTCAAACTACCTGGTAATAATGTAGAATATGATTTATCTAAAAAATCTACATGACCACTCCAATTTGGAGCTATAACTGGTTTTTCACTTAATGTAGCTTCCAATAATGGTCTACCAAATCCTTCACCATGTGTTAATGAAATATGAGCTTTTACCTTTGGATGGTTATACAACTGATTCATTTCGTCATCACTTAAATCTCCATGTAATACATAAATGTTTGGTAACCTACCTTTTACAGTTGATTTTATATCATTTATTTTTGATAAAACCTCTTCTCTATCTATTACTGAAAATGTAGCACCACTTGTCTTCATTATAAGTCCTGGTGGATTTTTTACATTCTTAAATGTTTCTAAAAATACTTTAATTAACATACCAGTATCTTTTCTATCTTCACCAAGATTACCTTGTAACCAATGACCAGTATATAAAAAATTAAATCGTTCTGGTATTTGTTCAAACTCTTTTACTAAATCTTCACTAAACTCATTTGTTTTCTTATAAATATTTAAATCAACACCTTCAAATAAAACTTCTATTGGTTTTTCAATTTTCAAGTCGGGGCCCTTTTCCCCAGTTCTATCATTTTGTGAATGAAATACCGTATCCAAAAATACTTTCTTTGTAAATTCAGATGGTACAATAATTAAATCCATTCTATTACAACCTTGTATCCAGTCACTAACACAACCAGTAGTTTCTATCCCAGCGGTAATTCCAATATTAAATTTTCCAATATTCATAAACTCATTTGGTACTACGATATGAATATGAATATCTGGTTGTCTTTCCATTCTATCATCTGACATTATAATATCAATAATTCGTTTATCTTTCGGATTATTTGTATTTAACGCGTTCATAGAAGTGTTACCCCAACGAACTGACATCACACGTACATCAAACTTATTCATATCAAGTAATGAATGAACAATATCTCTACTATGAGAACCATATCCACTTCTTGTGGCTATTGGTGCTGTAACTAATACTAATGGTTTCATTTCAACTCCTATACTTTATAAATACTATAACGTTTTCTTGGTGTCCATGTTTCAAATACTGCTTCCATGTGGTCAATAAAATTTTTACTCATCCAACGAGCACTCATCATTGATTCATCACTACATACCCAATCATGTCCAACCATACCACATTTTTTTCTTTCTTCTCTACCAATATCATACCATTCTCTAATTTTATCGGCAACTTCTTCCCAATCACATCTATCGTCAAAAATATATGGTGTTGGAACTGAACCCATTAAAGAACGAGTCTTAGGCCATACTGGTTTTACCCACTCACCATGTGTTAAACTTGGATTATATTCCCATACCCTATGTTCATGTAGTGAACCAATTTCACTATAATCTTTATAAGTTATATTCTCACCACTAATTTTAAATCCACATTGGTCTTGCATTCCCCCTGTAACATTTAGAATAACTGGTGTACCACTCATAATAGATTCTGCACCAGATAATCCAAATCCTTCATTAGACGAAATCAATATAGTAACATCTGCAATATTATATAACATATTTAAAGCTTCTGGTGATATTTTTTGGTCTGAAAACGCTACATCACCATGAGTACATAATTCTTTAATTACATTTGGTAAATGTGTTCCATGTTGGTCTATAGGTGATGTATGCATCAACAAAAGACATTTATCAGCTTTTTCTTTTGGTAATAAAGAACAAAATTCATTATATGCTAATACAATATCACCAACCATTTTTCTTTTTATATTACGAGCATTATAAAATAAAATAAAATCTTTTTCTCGTTTACGTAACATTGTTTCTTTATATTTAATAAACTTTTTATCATTTAATTCTTTTTCACTTAATGGATAAAAATGTTTTTCATTAATACCATGTGGAATATAAGTGGAATCCAAATCAGTTCTTGGTTTATTTTGACAAACATTTTGAACAATATTATGAGTTTGTTTTGAAATATTCATAATCAAATCACAAGACTCATAAAAATTTTCATTCCACCTTGGATAAGGTAAATCATCCCATATATTATAATAAAATATAGGTATCATTTGTCTAACTTCGTGTTCCATTTGATATAACCATTGCCAAAATCGTGGGTCGGTGTAATGTAAAATAGCATCTGGTTTTTCTTCATCCATAACTTGTCGTAATAAATCAGGATTACCATAACCACTTATAGGAATTACCTTCAAATACGCATCTTTAACACCAGTTTCTTTACTTACTTCTTCAGATATATCAGCTACTTTACCTTCTTCTGGATGCTTTATAGCTCCACCAAGTTGTACCCAATCGTACTTATGTAATGTACCATATACAAATTCACGAGACATTGTACCAACACCACTTGACATACGTAAATCATCTGATAATAATAATATTTTCTTTTTTACAACCTTTTTCACCATACAACCTCTTTAATTTATTTAACTAAAACTGACTTCCCGAAATTTGTAAATTTTCATGTTCGTGTATCCTCTTCCTAAAATCTTCATCAGATACATATCTATGTAAGCATCTATTAATCAATTTCTGTAAAGTGAATTCCGTCACCAAACTCTCTCTTTTAAATGATTTATACAAATCACTTATTAATTTTACAGAAGTTAATTTAACTTTATCTTCCATTTTTATCTCCATATATACATATATATATAATTAGTTAATTATAACTACTTTCTTTCCAATTTTTTGAGCTTCTTTTATAGTACTCATAGTTCCATTTGATACCTTACCTTTTGGTATAAAAGCAACAATTTTATCCGAATATTCCGCTATCTGTTTATTTCGTCTATGGTAGTGCCACGCAGCATATTGTTTTCCATACTCACGTTGTGGTCTAACACAATGTTGATTATATTGATAATGTGATGGTGGAAACTCTGAATACTTCATATCAAACTCTAACGCGAACTTTTTTGCGTACCCGTCAGCTCCTTCTTTTTGTCCACCACTTACTATTTCAACATTTTCTTCGAACTTTTGTTTTAATCCAAAAACAAATTCTTTAATACGTAACTTATTAGTATATTCTCTCGAACCAACTATTCCTATCTTCATAAATCATTCCGTTTTTGTTTACGTTCTATTTTTCTTTCTTTTGGTGGTTTATTTTTAAAAAATGTTATAGCATCAGAAAAAGTTTTTAATCCATCTATAATTTGAGATGGAGCTCCATATTTATATTGAAATCTCCAATTATTTGGTATTTCATGTTCATCATTATACGACCTCATATCGAACCAAACAAAATCACTTTCTTTTATTTTAGATTTTGCTACTATATTTGTTTTCCAATGATGAGCGTCTCCGATAGATTCTATAGTTTCTTTTAAATTTATATCTTTATCTTTTTCATCAAACCAAAGTATTAATGATACTATTCCACTGGAAATTTGTGTTATTTCTCCTAATCCATGTAAAATTTCATCTTCTACTTTTTTATTTATAAAATCTTTTAATTTCATTCTTAAACTAATTTTTCGTAAATTATTATCCATATTTTACCTCTTTCTATCGCATATTTCTGGTTTACTTTTAAACTCACAATATCTACAATTTTTTTGTGAAGGCTCTTTTCTATAAATAGTATTCTGAAGGTATTCTCCCTTATCATCAAAACATTCTTCTAAAAAATTATTTAAATTTGTTAATACTCTATTAATACTTGGTTTTCCAGACGCGGGTATTACTTTTTGAACTCTCTTCTGCGGAAAATCTACATTTTCCCATAACTTACGTTTTACAATAAAAAACTCTACTTCTATTTTTTCAATAGGAATATCCATTTGAGCAGAATAAAATTGCTTGTAAAGTAATAACTGGTCTGTCTTATTTTTATCTTTTTTCTGATATTTATTCCAACCTTTTGTTGAAGTCTTAATATCGTATACTATGTACTTGTCTCGTATTGTATCGTGGACTACGAGGTCAATATACCCCTTAAACACCACGTTACCCTTCATTTTATAATTTAGTTCTGTTTCTATACCGACAAGTTCATATCCCTTCTTACTAAAATATTGAGCTCTTCGTCTCTTAAACCAATCCAAAATATCACATCCATCTTGAAAAAATTCAACCATATCATTTTCAGTACAAAAAATTTCACCACCATTTTGTTTCATTATTCGTTCATAATGATGTTGCATTCTTTGTCTTAACAAATCTTCCACATCAATAGAATCAGCTTCTTTTATACTTTTAGTATACATGATGTGTAAATAAAATTGTAATACTTCATGCATGGATGTACCAAACATTGTATGAATACTATCTGTAAATTCTCTTAACCCATCAATGTAAAGTAATTTCCATCTATATGGACATTGTGACCATAAATTATATTGACTATATGATACGTTATTCAAAACCATGCCACCTCTTTATCTACTGAACTTAATCTTTTACGTTTATTTATTTTCAAATCTAACTTTACTGTATCCAAACATTCATCAATTAAACCTTGGTCAATATTACTCTTTGATAAATCATAATTTGTATATGGTGTTTTTGGATTATCTCTTACACCTTTACTTAACAACCACCTACGAATATATTGCCATGTTGAATTGGCTGCTAAATGTGGTTGAACTTGTTCTGTAATATGACTTTTTTGTGTCACTCCATTTAATATACAATATAACCAATTCATAGCGTCTTGTGGTAATTTAGGTCTAGCTTTAGCAATTATTTCTTGCATTGTAGTCCTTAAATTCTCTCTGAAAGTTAACTCAAAATTATCTAATTTCCAAGAGCTATTTTCAGGTATTTTTCTTACCATATTCTGAAACTCTTCTTTTGTTTTAAATGTATATGGATAATTGTCACCAACAACCTTTTTCATTTGTGGATTATCATATACTAAAACTGGTTTATCTACTTGAATACCATCTTGTACCGATAAATTCCAAGTCATGTAACCATCAACAAATCCAACACTACAATGTGAGTTTTCTAACAAGTATCTATACTGACCTCTATTTAATTTAGAAGCTACATATTCTTTTGGAGCTTGCCAATCGGTACTCCACAACATATACTCATCTTCCAATCCTTCAAAATATTCTACCAATCTATTTACACCAGTAGTTTGACCCCATCTATGATTAAATACAATAATCTTCTTATCTGTTGGTAACTCCATAGGTTCTGCTGGTGGTAACGGGTCTGACGCTAATGGCATCGTTTTAGTTTTATCTTTTATATAATTCATATTAATAGAAACTGGTTGTCCTTTAGTAAAGTTTCTAGCTAACCAATCATTAGAAATATCAGTATGAAAGAAAGCGTTATCACACATACCTATTGATTCAAGTTGTCTCATAAAAGGTGGTGGTGTTGCTGAAGATACTCTACTACCTGGACAATCAACCCAGTGAAAGAATAGAAATCTACTTACAACTTGTCCATATCTTTTATCACTCATAGCTACAAAGATATTATATAACATCTCTGGTTGATGACAGAATACAAAATCTATATCTTGGGTCTTAAAGTCTAATATATTCCTAAAAACAGAATCGTGGAATGCCGAACGATTAGATAGTGCATTTCTATAAAAAGGATACTTGATAAGAGTAACATTTGGTCTATTATCGGGTATAGTATGCTTTTTCGGTACTAAAACATAATGATGACATTCTGGTAAGAATGAAATTGTTTTTTCTAATACTTTATAATTAGAATCAAATTCGTGTTGAAATACACCACTACTATCAAATCTTACTGGACTACCATAGTGTAAAACTCTTAATCCATCCATTTACCATGCTCCCATAAGTGCCATAATCTATGTTTTACTATTTCCCATATTAATCCAATATAAGAATCAGATTCATAAAATCCTACTTTACAATCATATCTATACATTATTATCCTTTAAATCAGTAGTTAAATATGAATTTATTTTCTTAACTGGATATCCAGCTGTATCTCTTTCCCAAAACAATTCTCGTACTTTACCACCCAGTTCCATATCATTAGGATACTCTTTAACCAATTCTCTAATTTTTAAATATCTATCTAATTCGTGACCTTTAATTAATGTTGATTTCATTATTTACCCCACTTACCATTTTTAACTATGGTTGCCATAATACCATAGTTAGATACATCAAGAAACGCATCTTCCATCGGTTCGTTTTCTACTGCATTTTTACGACCACTCATTAAAAGATTCTTTAATCTCTGAATCTTATCATTCATCCTAAACCATAACCCTGTTAAAGATAGATGAACTTCTTCTTTTGTTATTAATTGTGTTCCAACTGATATATTACCTGGCCCGTAATCATGTTGTTTATGTAAGAACAATTCATATTGTTGTATTTGTAAACGGCGAAATTCCTTAGTCATCTCTGGCCATTCCTTTTCCATCAACTCCACAATAGTTCCTGGAGAATCAACACCAGTTGGTGTATCTTTTATTGACTTCATTTACACTCCTCTAAAATAGTTAAATTTTTGTTTAATTGAAATTTATTTTTATTTGGTATTTTTCTTGTATCCAAAACTTCTTTTATATATTCTTTAAACATTTCCGCACCTTTAAATCTTGGTGGTGGATATATTTTATCTTCATTAATCATAAAAAATTTACACATAACAGCTACGTCCTCAAATGAAACTGGATTATCATAATATAATAAAATTTCATCTTCTGAATGTTTTCTACCTTTAACTTTATTCCATTTTTTCATTAAACTACCTCGTCTATTACACCATATTCTAAACAATCATTTGCTGTTAAATAGGTGTCTTGTTTAGTAATACCTTCCCAAAAATCAGAAGACTTTTTTGTTACCTCTCCAAGTATATTACATACTGATTTTTGTAATAATTTTAAATGGTCAGCTCCTTTTAATACATCCGATGTTTTACCAACTTCAAACGCAGAACCTTCGTGAATCATAACAGATGAATTCTTACTCATAGTTCTTTTCCCAGTTCCGCACGCCAACATAACTGCCGCTGCAGACATAGACGCTCCAAGACAATGTGTATTAACTTTAACAGGTAAATTTCTAATATAGTCTATCATTCCTAGCATAGAATATACATCACCACCATAAGAACTAATAATCATATTAACTTCTTTTTCTGGATTATGTCTCAATAAACTATCAGTTTTAGTAACAATAGTATATAAATTATCCATATCAAAATCATATGCCATATAAACTGTATTAGTATCTGTATTTATACCCCATTCCAATTCTTTCATCAATTTAGCGTGTTTCCATTTATTACGTTCTATACTATAAGTGTTAAATCTTTTTTGTGTTTCTTTTTCATCTTTACCGGCCATAACAACTCCTTATTCTATATTAAATGGTAACTCTTTCCAACGTATTGGGTCTATACCATATTTAGTTAAAACTTCTCTAATTTCAAGAAGACCTTGTTCTGTTAATAACAATGTATCTACATAATCGTCGGCTTCTCTTAATGAACATTTATAATTTTTTACAATAACTTCTAAAAACCATCTTGGTAAATCCATTTTATTTTTCCTTTTTATATATTTTAAATATTTTTTGCCTTTAGGAAGAACACTTGAATATATTTTATAATGTTCTTTTGGTGACAACTCATTCCAATGTTTTTGTATTTCATTTACAAAACCAACCCATTCCATTTTCATAGATAGAAAACGATTAACCATATAAGTTGAATATGTTTTCTTATCTTCTTCCGAAATTTTATCCCAATAATTAGGACTCTGAACCGCTGTTATTTGATTTAAATGGTCGAATAACCCTTTCTTCTTTACTACTGTAGATTTTTTCATATCGTTTTTCCCACTCGTCTAATGTAATACCCAATCTTGGTGTATCACCTTTACCTGCTTCAGATTTTCTATGAAATATAGATATTTCTTTTTTTGGTGTAACATTTTTACTCTTTTTCTTCGACATTTAATCCACTACCTTCTAAAAGTTGTGATGGTACTTCACCACAATTACCACAACTATAAACTTGTACTGGAACAAGTCCTGCTTGACCTGTTGGTGAAACTATTGCTGAAATTTTCTTAATAACATATGAAACTATAAATAAATAGTTTCCACAGCTATCGCATTTCATAGTTGCTTGTTCGGCTAAATCAACTTGTGGTTTTGTCAATGGTTTTTGAGCTTTCATATTCATTTATTCTCTCCGTTCTTTTTCGCGACGATTTGATTTTTTATACCCAATCATTATATGTTTTCTTCGGTCTGAATTAAAACGTTTATCTCCAGTAATCCATTTGGTAAATTTTTCAATTAATCCCACTTTAATACCTACGAGTTTGTTAATTAATCCCATTTTAATACCCCACTTTGCTATGTAAACAAATTGGACAAGTTCTGTCATTATGGTTTGGGTCTGTTAAATAAAGTCCTGCCTTCATAACATCCACATCTTCTTGTATCTCATTTAGTTCATGTCTAAGTAACTGAACTTCGTTTTCTAATTCATTTGTTGTTGATAATATCCATCCACCCATACCTATTACAATTAAAGTTGCTCCAGATAATATCATTTGTGTTAAATCCATTTTCATTTTAATTCCTCCAATTTTACTATAGTAACTCCTGGTTCTTGAACTACAATATTAGTACACTTTTGAGCAAATTTAATTGCACTCTCTATATCTTGTGTATCTAAATAACCACGAACTAATCCTGCTATAAAAGTATCTCCCGCTCCACTAACATCACCAATTTTTACTTCATCTACTGGAAATTCTTTTCCATTCCATTTACATCCCTTATTACCCATTGTAATAATAAGTTTTTTTTCAAATCCTTTATCTGATAATAATTTATGATTCCTATTATATTCAAACTCATTTAATTTAATATAATCTGCGAATTCAATCCACTTACCAAGTTTCTTTTTAGTATCTACAAATACATTTTTATTATTCTCACAAATATACTGAATATCATCTTCTTTTAAAAACCCTTTACAATAATCTGAAATAATAATAGCATCATAATGGTCTTCTCTTTGTGTATCAAATCCAAATGGTGGTTGTTCAAATTTATTCTTCACAAGACCACTTAACAAACTTTTCTGAATTCTCTCACAATAATCATGTTCGTCAACTCTCAGTACCATTTGACCACTACGATTTTCCACATATCGTTTTTTTACTATACCATTTTTATTCGTAACCGTATGAATATTCATACCTAATGATTCTACATTATTAGAAACATTTTTTGCCATACCATCATTAGATTCTGTATGAGTTGGAACGAAAACTGGTACTGGTGCTTCAGGACTAATTCTTTCTATATCACCATAGACAAATACATCTTTACAACTTTCTCCAATTATTAATACATTCATTTTATTACACCAAGTAATTCTATTAACATAGCCATAGCGTTAATTTCTTTATCAATAACTTGACTATCATACATTTGAAATTTAGCTATGATTAATATACAATCGGCTACATGACCTTTTCCATAATCGTTAACTTCATCATATAACAACCTAAATAATTCAGCATAATCCTTTACTTGACTATCTAAAAGTAATTGTCTTATATTTTTGAAAGCATTTCGTTTATCTTGTTCTTTTAATATTTCCAAAACTTTCATTTTATAATCACTTTGTAAAATATCATGTTTATCTAATTTTAATTTATTATCTAATGATTGTTTTTGTGCAGAATTAATAACTCTACGAATATCTGGATAACAACTATTAACAATAAACGCTACATCATTAATGTTATACTCTACATTTTCAGTTGAAAGTATTTCACCTAAATGTAAAGCTACTTCTTTTTTAGATGGTGGTATTAAATTATAACTTTGACATCTACTTTGTATAGGGTCAATAATTCTCTCAACAAAATTACAAGTTAAAATAAATCTACATACATTTGAATATGTCTCCATTAAATTACGAAGAGCGGCTTGAGCGGTGGGTGTAATATAATCACACTCATCTAATATAATAACTTTTAAATCTGCAAAACCAAGTGTTCCAGCAAAAGTTTTTACCTTATCACGAACCATTTCAAGTTTACGTTCATCCGACGCGTTAATATATAGACTATCACAATCTATATTCTTAACAAGTAATTTAGCGAGAGTGGTTTTACCCGTACCAGCCCTTCCATAAAATAAAAGGTGTGGTAAATCTCCACTCTCTATAAAAGTCTTGACTTTACTTTTTAATTGGTCATTACCAATATAAGTGTCAAGATTACAAGGCCGATATTTTTCTACCCATAAAGTATTTTTATCATTAGTAATTATCATTCACAATGTCCAAAACTATATACTAACACGTGGCTGTAAAAAATAAACAGCGTTATAATCATCAACATTAAAAGTTAATTTAATTAAAGGTCTATCTCCACCTTTCATTTCTAAAGTTCCTGTTTCACACTCTTTATTAGCAGATAATATGTCTGCCATAATTTGTGAACTAAAAGAAACTTTGTCAACATCACCATAAACCTTTGGTTTTACAGGAATAGATAATCTATTAGAATGTTGAGTTCTCCAACCAATAACAACAGAAACCTTATCATCCCCTGTTACTATAGTAAAAGTTTCTACTTCATCACCTAACGCTGATTTACCAGATATAAACTTAGAAACAAAATTTGAATCCATTGGAAATATAACATCATATTCTTGTTCCAACAATTGTTTTACAATTTTACCATCTGAACTTGGAACTACGCTTGTATCATGTAACATATACTTTATTGTATTACCATAATCATCCGATGAATTGATTTGAGCAGCCATATCTGCACCATTCTTTGGAATACTACTAACATCAAATGAAATATCAGTACCAAGTGTGCTTAACAAACCACTAAATTTCTGTAAATCACCAATACCTAAGTTGGAATCACTTATGTCTGATTCAGACATTTTTAAAACAACTAACGCATCTCTATCATCCGTTGCTACCCAAGTATGTGTTACACTATCTTTTGTTACAACTTGAGCTTGTCCGACGGCTCCACCGATACGAACCTTGTCAATGTAACGAGTTAATTTGGACTTTTCCATAACCTATTTTTCTCCTTATTATGTGTGTCATATATACATATATATGACCAGTTCAAAACCATTAATCTTTTTTCAGAATTCCTTTAATTTGTTTCAATTCTGACTTATCGAACCAACCTCTAAAATACGAACCATCAATATTAACAACTGGTACATTTTTAGATTCAGTTTTTTGATAAATTTTCTTTTGTAGTTTTTTATTTTTAGCTACATCTATCTCTATATAATTAATTTTATTTTCTATCAACCATTTGCGAGCTTCATCACAATATGGACAATTAGGAATGTTGGTAGATGTATATAATATTAAAACCATTTTAATCTTGCATATTCCAATCAAAACCTTGAGATACAGGCCCACCCCTTTCAACTGGTTCTGGGTCTTTAAATTCTATAGTGTCAATCCAATTAGCTTGCATCCAAGTTGTGACCATATATTTATCAGTAGATATTGGTGTGTTTGCATAATGAACCCACGGCCATCCACATGGAAAACAAACAAACGTTCCAGCTTTAGGTTTAAATTCAATATCACTTAATGGAAAAACTATTTCTCCACCTTCTTCTACATCATTTAAATAATAACTTGAAACCATAAGTCTATGACAAGTTTGTCTTGCATAATTTTCTTCTGTGTGCCATCCATTGTAATGACCAACACCCTTTTCATATTTTTGAACATTCCAAATTGGATAATGTGTTCCTTCCGAACCCCATATTTGTAAATGACTCCAGCCTCCACTTGAGTCTTGTGGAAATTTTAACATATGTTCATTCTGCATATCATTAGACCGCCACGCGAGTTCCCCAGATAAATCATGTAAATGTTCGTCATCATGCCCCATCAAATCCAAATCCATTGTATTTTTCACATCAGTATTTTTACCACCAAGAGTATTACCACTCTCAGTAATACCTTTTTTATTATATTCTTCAAATGAATTTATAATATCATTACATATATCAAGTGGTAAAGCTTCTGGAAATACTCCAATTGTATCTTTAAAATCTTTTAATATCATTAAATTTCTCCTATTATTTTAAAACCACGAATTTTCTGAACGTATTTGTGGTTTACTCCACTCTAACGCTCCATAAAACATTTTCAATTTTTTAGTTAGAGCCTGTTCATACATTTTATCATAATTAATATATTTTTTTATAAAATCCATAATCTCTTTTGGGTCTTCGTGTCCTTTATAACCAACTACATCTAATTTAAATGGATTATCTTTTAAATAAACCCACCTCATTTTAGAATCACTTACTATTGGTTCATATTTATTTTTTTTAAAGTATTTTAATAAATCATTATAATAAATAGAAGCTTTTACATGAACAGGTGTTCCTGTCATTATACTTGTTGTAGCCCCAATATTTTCAAATTTATCTGTCTTTTTTGGTGTATATTTTTCTATATTTTTTACACCAACTGGATTAGCTATATCATCAATACTTAAATTTGTAATACTTTTCTTAAAATTCAATATTCTCGTATCAACTTTATCTTTAGGTACATAATTCAAAATATCTTCTAAAACACTTGATAATAAAGTTTTCATTGCTGGTGCAAATGTACTTCTAACTGTATCCAATCCCTTAACATGAACTTTATTTACTTTTACCCCATTATCATTAATAATTCTCATACCATATCTTTTCTTGACAACAAAAAATCCAGTTCTTGCAATAATCTCTTGTTTTATTTCAAATCTATGTTTATCTAAATTACAAAACTTCTTAGCAAAATAATCATACGAACTATTCATATAACCTTGTACTTCTGTAGCTATTTCTGAAATTCTTTGGGTCTTGATTACATCAGAAAGTTCTTCATTAGGAAATCTCTTACCAAGAAGTGGTACGGCACTAAAGAAAACAGAATCAGTATCAATATAGATACAATGGTCTTTGTCATCACCAAGTTCTTTATTATAAAAATGGTTACCAATCTTCTTTGTAAATTTAATCAACGATTGACCAGTTAATGTTGTTGCTTCCGCATTATCTAAATCATAAAATCTAAAAACAGATAATCCCAAGACACCATATAATGAATTTAAAATAACCTTTTGAATATATTGTCTTCTATTAAAATATTGATATTTTTCCTCATCACCTTCGTCTGAAAATTTCTTAGCTAATTTTCTATATTCAACCCTTGTATCAAACCATTGTTCTAATAACGCAGGTATTAATCCTTTTTTATCGGTTTTATAAATTATACCATTAGATGATATTGAAACTTGATTATCATTAAAATACATTTTCAATTCATCGTTAGTTAAATTACCCTGCTTTTTTCCATGCATTATTACAGAATATGTCTTGGGTGTATTAGATACAAACTCTTCTGAATCCCAACCTTCAATCTTTCCTATTTTTGTTTCTGGTGAAATATTAAGAGACATAATAATTGATGGATACATAGAAGTAATATCTAAATCATAAATCCATTCATGTCTACCTTTTTGTGGGTCTTGTACATACGCTCCAGAAAACTTATTTTTATTGAATACATCCTTTCTTCCACCTTTACTTCTATTTGGTGCAACAATACCAAGTTTTTTAAGATAAACAAGAACCGCTCCTTCAAGATATCTCGAAGACCATTCAACTTCTTCATATGGACAATGACCAACATGAGCAATACCTCTGGCTACATCAATAAAATCCAGTTTCTCATTTAACATTTTAACAAGTCTAACATCATGAATATTGTATTCTATAAATTTATTTATATCATTCTCATATAAGTCATTAAGTGTTCCTTCATATTCAACTTTCTTTTCACCAAGTTCATCTTGTGCTATAGCATCCAATCTATAAGAAGTTTTTTGTGTGAATGTAAATTTTTTATATAAAGATAAATAATCTAATTGTGATAAACCAGCTATTTTATATCGGTTTTGATATTCACTCCAATGAATTCTTCTAATTGGTGATAAACAATCGGCTATTTCACTACCAAGAACTTGTACCGCTCTATTATACAAATAAGGTATATCAAATTTTAAACTATTCCAACCAGTTAATATAGTTGGTCTATGTTCAAGAAATATTGCATAAAAACGATGAAGTAATTGACTTTCATTTTCAAACTTTTCTATTATAATATTATCTTTATTTTTGAGAGTAACTTTATTTTGTGAATCTAATACAAGACAAAAATATTTATCTGTTATATCATCATAATAACCTACGGCTGTTATTTTATTTTCTGCTTTATGTATGTCTGGAAATCCTTGTGTAACTTCTACTTCAATATCTAAAATACCAAGTCTATGATTTATAGATAAATCATCTGAATTTGTATACGTGTCTACAAGAACTCTTGTTTCTGGATTTACATCAGATTCCCATAAATTTTTAGTTTTTTTGTCAAACTTATATATCTTTTTAAGTTTATCTCCATAAAGAGATACATAAGTTCCATAATTATCTTTCACATAAGCATACTTTTTATATGGAATAACTATATGACCTTTTACATCATCCCAAATATGTACTTTATTTTTAAAATTATCATAATATATATCTTGGTACATTAAAACCAACTATCTTCTTCATCAATAATTTTAAAATTTGGGTCAACTTTAGATTCAATAAATGTTTCATCAGAATCGTCTACGAATTTTTGTATATCTTCCCTCTTATCATCTGGAACAAACAATCTTGTAAATTGATAATTTGGATTATCTTTAATTCCTTTTGATAAGCACCAAAGTCTAATCTTCTCCCAAACATTACTCAAATATAAATTTGGGTGACTATTAAAAAGTAAATTCTTTTTAAAACCATTATCCTTCAATATATGATACAACCACTCAATACCAGCAGATGGTGTTCTTACAGTCCGTTTCTTTTTACTTTCACAACCTTCAATTAAATCATTAATTAAATTCTCTTTAAAAATTTTATCATGTTCTGGTAATTCCCACACAAGTTCAGTTGGTGTATTATTTAACAATTCAAGAAATGATTTCTTATCAGTAAAATATAATGGATAATCTTTACCTAACACATATTCTTGTGTTGGATGTTGAAATGTCAAACTTGGTTTATTAGCTTTTATAGCATCTTGGACAGAAAGATTCCAAGTCATATAATCATTTACAAGACAAATAGTAGCATAACAATTATCTATCAAATATCTATATTGACCACCACTTGGTAAGTTCTGAACTTTCATCCAATCTGGTGCAGGTTTACCAGCTTTTGGTTTTTTAGCATCATCATCAGTAATCCAAACTAACCATTCATCCCTATCAAGATGTTCTGTAAATTGTATAAGTTTCTTTATACCAGTAGATTGATTCCATCTATGATTGAAAACTAATATCTTTTTATCTGGTAATGGAAATGGTTCTGGTTCAGGTAAATCACCTACACCAAGTGGAAAATAATTAATCTTCTCTTTCATTACATTCTCATCAACACCTTGTGAAGTGTGTGGCATTTTATCCCAATTAGATTTCATATAATCTAAACTAACTGGACAATGAAAATAAGATTTTGTAGATAAATCAATAGCTTCCATTTGTCTAAAGAACCCAACAGGATAACCACCAGTTGGTCTACTTTTTTCACAATCAACCCAATGAAAAAAGTTATAACTATCTACAGACATACCATATCTATCTGTCAATATAGCATTGTAAACATTATATAACAACTCTGGTTGATGATTAAAAATAAAGTCAATATCAATCTTCTGAAAATCTATAGATTTCAATAAAGCTTTACTATCGAAATATCCACGATTAAACAACACACTACCAGCATATGGAAATGGTATTTTAGTGACATTTTTTCCAAGATGTGGTATAGTATTATTTGGTGGAACTAAAACATAATGATGACACATTGGTAACCACTTAATAGTTTTCATCATAACTTTGTAATTTGAATCAGCATGATGCATATACTTAGTAGAACGCCACCTAACAGGTGACATCACGTGTAAAATTCTTCTACCATATAACTTATGATTTATCATATTATAACCTTAATTTCTTAACAACATTTTCATGTTATAACCTTATTTTTAATAAATATCTAACTACAAATCGTTCCAATCAACTTTTCTGAAACAATATATGGGTCACAATTAGCAGATGGTCGTCTATCTTCTAAATAACCACATTTATCTTTATCTACTTGCCACGGAATACGAATTGATGCTCCTCTATCTGAAACTCCCCAACTAAATGTATCTATAGCTTGAGTTTCATGTAATCCAGTTAATCGTCTTTCGTTTCCTTTACCATAAACTTCCATATGTTCTTTATGAACTTTTTCTAAGTCCATGCACGCCTTAAATATAAATTCATCTCCACCATGTCCTCTCGTGTACTTTGTAGAGAAATTAGTATGACAACCTGCACCATTCCAATCACCTGGAACTGGTTTTGGGTCTAATACAACTTCTAATCCATGTTTCTCACAAATTCTTTCCATCAACCAACGGGCTACCCATAAATCATCACTCATATGTATTGAACCACCTGCACCAATTTGGTATTCCCATTGACCTAACATCACTTCTGCATTTGTTCCACAAATACTCAAACCCGCTTCTATACAAGCATCAGTATGTTCTTTCATAATGTTTTCACCAATGTTTCTACCACAATAGTAATCACCTTGTGGTGATGGTTCTGAAAAATCTTGTGGCCATCCATATGGTAAACCATTTTCATATAATGTATATTCTTGTTCGAATCCTACCCATTCATCAATATCATCTTCTATATTTGAAATGGTTTCCTCTAATAACCTTCTTGTGTTTGTTGAGTGTGGTGAATCATCCACATTCCATACTTCACATAATACGATTGAACCTTCTTCTTCAAATGGATTCGGATAAACTCTTACTGGTTTTAAAACACAATCAGAATCACTACCTTCTGCTTGTTGAGTAGAACTACCATCAAATCCCCATATTGGTGCTTCACCACCTTCTCTACCAAAATATTTTACTATTTTTGTTTTACTTCTAACTTGTGTTGGACTACAACCATCCAACCAAAGATATTCTAATTTATGCATAATTAATTTCCTGTAATTGTTGGAATTTCACAAACATCATTATTACAAAACTTTTCCACATCCGCCTCTTCATTTTTAATAACACCAAATGTTAATCTACCAAGTTTTTCAACTTCTAAATGGTATGTTTTTTCATCTATAGCTTCATAAGGCATTTGTTTATACGCACCACCATTTTTTCTTGGTAATAACGATATACCTTTTAATCTATATTGAAAATATTTTAATACGTGTGGTAGTTCATCTGCTTCTGTTTCGGGATTGAACGTAGCAGTACAACTAACTTGGTTATCTGCCCAATGTCGTTGTAAGAACGCGGCTAAACTGAATTGTTCCCAAATCGAAAGTTCAGCCGCTGTTCTTATACCCTCACCTACATCAACCGGCACCGATACTACCACCGTACTCTTTTCTGAACCAAATGCTGGTTCTACATTATATCCAGCTTTCTTTAATGGTTCTATTAATTCTGATTGGTTCGATAATCTCATTCTTCTAAAATAAAATCTTGATTCTGGATAATGTAATCCAGGTGTAGCTCCTGCTAATAAAGAAACCGTACCACTTGGTTTTACACTTGTAGTTTTAATTGACTTTGGAACTGCAAACCAATCTGAATAAATACAATCCCATTCTTGTATTGTATCATATCCACTCTCTAACCAATTTCTCAATTCTTCCATTCCACGCTTCGTAATAAACTGTGCGACGCCACTTACACTACAACCAATTCGTCTATTTCTTAACATAACTCTATTAGTATCACTCCAATGAGTTTTACCAAGTGTTACTGTTTTAGCATACAGATAAGCATATTTAAGTGTCCTCTTATAGTCCTCTAATGATTCATGATTATTTGGAAACGTTTCTACTAAACAACATAACTCATAACTTTCCAATGATTGTTCTAAACAAGGATTTCCACCTGCAACTCTATGGTCTTTATCATCTCCACCATTTTGCATACGAGAGAACTTTCTCATATTGTCTAACCATGCAAAACCAGGTTCACCATTATCCACGATTCGTTTACATACATCAGTATAATCCATACCAAGTTCAGCAAAGATACTATTATTACTTGTCCATCCATATTGTTCTCTATGTGGGTTAACTTTATAATTTTTTAAATCCAAATATTCATCATCATCTGGTTCACCAAATACAATTTCAGCTGTTCTTCTGACATTACCAGCTACTACACATTTACCAACGAGATTCATTATATCAACAATTGTAGTTACTGTAATTGGTTCACCTACATTTGTATTTAATACTTTTCTTATTTCTACATGAATTTCTTCTAATGGTTCATGACCACTCGATACCCCACCAAAACCTTTTATCGGTTCTCCCAAAGCTCTAATCTTTGTGTAATCAAACTGAATTTCTGCCGTTCCATGAAAATAACTCTCTAACAATAACTTTAATGATTCTACCCAACCTTCTCGTGTATCTGGTATCTCATATTCTTCTATACCTCTATTTGGATTGGGTAATTTAATCATAACCTCACCAGCACCCTTTGTATCAAACCCAACTCCTACACCTAACATACTTGCGTCCATCAAAAATGTAAATGGTTTTGAGTAATCTTCTTTTAGTGTTTTAGTAGATACAAAAGCACAATTATTAAGTGCCGCATATAACTTCTTTTTTTCTGTAATTCTTGTTCCCATAGCCCAAAGACCACGACCAGGCGGTAAAAACTTCATATTGAACATTCGGTCATACATTTCTTGGGCTGACTTTTGAGCTTGCCATGGATTCCAACCCAACTGATATTGTTCAATCCAATTCATTTGCATTGAATAAGTACCTTCTACAACCCTTTTAATAGTTTCCCACCAACGTTCATTTTTGCCATTTTTTTTAATACGTGAATATGTTCTCATATAAACTAATTCACCAAGACCATTAAAACCAAATGGTGGTTTTTTTCTCTTATATTTGTTAACAAAATTTTCTGACAACTTAAATTTCATAATATTTCCTTATCACCTTTCGTGAAAACTTTACACTATATATAATTATTCAAACCCTTCCATTTTAGTACCATCAGTTTTAAAATCATCGTATTTATTTTTAGCTAATTTCCTTAAATACTCTTCTGAATTATCCATTTTGGATTGTTGTTGTTTACCACTTTGAGTATTTGATTCAAAAATTTCAATTTTACCAATATTAGTATTCATCATCATTGGATAAGTCATACCATCAACACCAAATCTATTTTTAATAACATGACAACGTGCCGTATTTGAAATTTTATCTTCTACTTTCCTACTAATAGACATAACAAAATCTGAAGTCATAACCTTTGAATAATCTTCACTAACTTTACTTGCATCAATTACATCTTCTTCTAACGAACTTCTATTAGCTTGTGATGCTGTCCATACTGGAATTTCAAACTCTCCTGCTAATTCCCTAAGTCTTTCATAGTTATCACCTATAGAATGTCTCTTCTCTTTAAATGTACCAAGTGGTTTTACAATATCTGCATAATCAACAATCACCATATCTGGTTTTATACTTTGCATTTCAAGTTGTTTCATATGTGAATTTATTGTTTGAACTGTAGCAGAACGAGTTGGATAATATTTAACATACAAATTACCTTTTAATTGGTCTATTTTCTTTTGTACATCTTCTTTATAAAATTTTATATTACCTGTTGTAATACCAGTAAAAACCGTATCATATCTTAACCCAACATATGTTTGATTTAATTCTAAACTATAATGAACTATTGTTAATCCTTTTTTCATACCACTAGCACCAATAGATTGTAACATCCAAGTTTTACCAATACCGGCTGGTGCAACTATAACACCAAGTTCTCCGGCACCAAGTCCACCATCCATTACTTCATCTATAATATCCCAACCAGTTGGAACTACCATTCTAACAGAATCACTTAATCTTTCTTCTAAACTTGTAATATATTCATGACCAATATCTCTTTCCAGTCCAACTGACATAGATTTATCAATTAATGATTTTATACCATCATAATCTTGATTTTCCAAAAGATTAACAGATTCCAATATAGCATTTTTTAAAACTTGATTTTTACAAAAATCTAAACATTTTTCTTTAACAAAATCTAAATCTGTAGATTCAACGTGTTTCCAAACTTCTCGTAACGTATCTATAATAGCTACTTGTAATACTTTATCTTCTATTTCATTTATTTTTATTTTTAATACATCAAGTGTTGGTACTGTTTTATGTTTTAAAAAATAATCTATAATTTCATTGACTAACCATTTATTAGAATCTGAATCAAAAATTTCTCCATTTAATATATCAGACGAAGTTTGTAAAAACTTTAAATCTGTTAATAAAGACGATAAAACTTTAACTTGAAAAGCAGTACCATATATTGTTAATTTATCACTCATGACTTATTCCAGCATATTTATTTAAAGTGGAAAATGTAGTCAACAACCAACTATCAACATTAGGTAATGTTTGAAATAACCTATCTCGTAAAAACATTTTTGTAAAATTAAATTTAACCAATTGTTGTATTGGTCCTGTCACTATATCTTTAATTTTTAATTTAGCGTTACCACTAATATTTACATCGTGAAGTTGCATCAAATCGTAATTTAATTGTAACTTCTTTTTATTTTCATCAGATAACATTGTTTTAACATTATTTGTAACATCATTATTTTCCACATAATCTAAAACCTCTTCTATATTAACTATCTTATCTTCTTGTAAAAGAGGTAAGCATTTTTGTATAGTTTTAAGAGCAACTCCATTTATACCTGGAACATTATCTGATTTATCACCATCAATTATTTTATACATTAAAAAATTATGTGATGGTATCCCAAATTCTTCATGTACTTCTATTGGTGTATACTTTTTCTTTTTTGTAGGACTCCAAACACATATTCTATCATCAACTAATTGTAAAAAATCTCTATCAGTAGACATTATTGTTATTTTAGAATCTTTTAAAACTTGTTTGGAAATATAACCAATAGCATCATCAGCTTCCATATGGTTCGCCGCTATAATAGTTAATGGTAATTCTTGTAAATACTCTACCAACCTACTCATTTGAAATAACATTGATTGGTGTTCATCTTCTGGTGTATTCCAATCATATGCTCTATTTAAACGTATTTTTTTTGTTCTACGTTGAGCTTTATATTTTGGAAATAATTTTCGACGGCGGTCTGAGCCCCCTTCTCCATCAAATACTATGATACATCTCGTTGGATTATGCATCTTAATAGCAAAACCGATTGATTTTAAGAAACCAATTATTCCACCAACGTGAGCTCCGTCATCATTGGTAATTGGTACAACGCTAAATACTCTAATAAAAGTATTTAGGCCATCTATTATCAATACCTTGTCGTCTGGATTATTATGCTCGACAAGACCGCCGTCTTTTTTAATTTGATTTAATATTGATAAATATTTATCATTAATCACCCAAAACCTCTTCTGTCATCTCTACATCATCAATACCTAAATCTTCTTTAGTATACTTTAATATAACTTTATCACAAATTAAACTATAAACATAATCTCTAAATTCTGTATCTTCGAGTAATTTTGACCAATCCTTAGATTGAAATTTTTTCTCATCTGTTATTTCACCAGTTTCCATATCAACTATAGGAAGTGTATACCAAGCTCCTGCAACTTTAACAATACTATGTTCTTTCATTACAGTTAACCAACTACCATCGTCATCAATACCACTTTCAAAATAAAGTGGAAACTCACAATGTCTTAATGGTGGGCCTAATCTATTTTTAATAACTTGAGCTTGAATCTTCATACCAATCGTATTTTTTTTAGTATCTTTTATTTGACCTTTATTCTTTAAACGAATACGAGTTGAAGCATGAAATGGTAATGCTTTTCCACCACTTGTAGTCCAAGGGTCTCCGAACATTACTCCAAGTTTTTGTCTAAGTTGATTTGTAAATACAAGAGCTACTTTACGTCTTCCAATCATCTGAGTAATCTTTCTCATAGCTTTTGATATGATAATAGCTTTACTTGTAGCCCAACCATCTTTCTCGAAGTC